GCCTTAAGTAATCTAGGTGAGGCTAGAATACAATCTCTTACAGAAGACAGTTCCAGAGCAAGAGCATGTAGTGCAAGAATGGATCAGGTTATTGAATCTGTTTTGCGTATGCATGTCTGGAATAGTGCATTAGAAAGACAATCATTAGTGACAGGGGATACTCCTATATTTGGATGGAACTACTCTTACCAACTTCCAGCCGATTGCATAAAAGTAGTTGAAGTTGAGCCTGTATCAAAATATCAAGTAGAAAAGAAATACATTTTATCAAATGAATCATCTCTTTATCTTCTCTATGTAGCAACACCTACAGATATAAACAATCTTGATTCCTTGCTTGCAGAAGCAATAGCAATGAAACTTGCAGTAGAAGTTGCAGAAACACTTACAAGTAAACAAGGATTAAAACAGGAAATGATGCAGAAATTTATTATTGCATTGCAAGAAGCACGATCTGCTAATTCCAATGATAGAACACCAGAGCATAGAGAAAGATCATCTTGGCTTGATGCTAAAAAAGGTAGATATTCAGTTAAACATAGAACCTTTAATACTCCTACTCTTGGATATGAAGTTGATCAACAAGCATGGAAGACTAAGTAGATATGGCGAAGTATGAATTTCTTCAACCAAAATTTATTGAAGGTGTATTAGCAAAAAGTCTTCAAGGTCGTTCTAGCGAAGAGTTTTACCATTATGGGTATAAAAGCTCTAAAAACCTAATTCCTGTACTATCAGGGCCAGTTGTTAAACGACCCGGCACTAATTACATAGGAGAAGCTAAAGACCCTACTGCTGTATTTGTTCCCTTCTTTAAAGATAAAGATAATACCTATATTATAGAATTAGGTATTTTAATTGAAACAGTTACATCTAGTATAACGTCTGGAGATGCTACTGTAACAGTCTCAGATACATCAAGATTATCTATTAACCAACCAGTTACAGGTACAGGAATTCCTGCTGGTGCTACTATTGCCTCAATTACAGATTCAACAGACTTTGAATTATCTGTAACTGCCTCTGCAACAAATGGTAGTGCATCATTATCTATTTCTATAGGTTATCTTAGAGTATGGTCACAAAATCAATTATTAAAAGAAAGAACTGGTAACCCCGGTACTACACATGCAACTAATATCTATGAAACTGTATCATCAGTACCGTGGACTTCTGCACAATTAGAAACATTAAAGTTTACGCAAAGTGGAGATATTATCTTCGTTTGCTGTCCTGATAAAAAACCCCATCGAATATTCAGAACTTTAGTTACTTCAGGTACAAGAGCCGCAGATGACAGCTTTTGGACTGTTGATGAATTTGTAATGACTGATGGCCCTTATAAATCTATTAATATCTGGTCTGAAGATGATGCGGCAAAAAGATTTAGTTTAAAACTTGAAACTGAACCTACTAATTTAATTGAAATTGGAACAGTAGAATTCAATACAGTCGATGATTCTTTAGTATTAGCAAATCATGGTCTTCAAACTGGACAAAAAATAGCATTAAAGGCAAGTGGAACTGGTTGGGGTAATGTCAGACAACGTGAAACTTCTGCATCTACAACACAAACTAAGATGAATGGTGGTGCAACTGGATCGGGTACAGATGTATTTGATTTGGATAATCGTTTTGTTGTTTCTTCTACTGGTACAAGTTTTCAGTTTTCAGATGGTGATGGTGGAGATATAAGAAAATTTGAATTATATGAATCTACTCCAACAACTACAACTTCAAATGCTGAAATAAAAGTACATAAATATGCTTATGCTGGTGGTACTACTGGTATAAATTTAGTGTTATATGTTAATAACAATAGTGGTTCTCAAGCCGCAACAAAAACTTATTTTAGTAGCAATGATGTAGGTCGTCTTATAAGAATAAATCCATTAATGAAAGCTGGAAGTCAAATTGGTGGAATTAAATGGTCATGGGGAGTAATTACAGCAGTAGATAATTCAGGAACAAATGGTAAAATAACTATAACTACTAAAACAGAATTATCCAATACAAGAGGTAGTTATGGAACGTCTGAATTTAGATTAGGTGCATTTAGTGATGGTGAAGGATGGCCTCATGTTGCACAAATTTATCAACAACGTATGGTGCTTGCCGCAAATACAATGCAACCATCGACTATATGGCTATCTGAGACAGCACAATTCTATTCATTTGCACCTACTGTTCTAGCAGATCAGGGAACTCAGCAATCGTTTACTGATGGTGTAGCAACTGAAATTATTATAGACAGTAGTGCGCTTACTTTTACATTAGATTCAGATACTTTAGATTCTATAAAGTGGCTTGCAGAATCAAAGAAACTTACAATGGGTACTTCTGCCGGAGTTTATATGCTTTATGGTGCAGAGACGAATCTTACAGTTACACCATTTAGGTTTACTATTAACAGGGAAACATCATTCTCTGCAACTGATACTGCACCAATTGTTGTATCAAATGCTTTATTATATGCACAGATTGGTGGTAAAGATGTACAGTCACTAGAATTAGAAGGTGGAACAGCTAATCAATGGCTTGCAAGTAAAATCTCAATGAAGGGATATGATATTATTAAATCTTCAGAGATTAAAAAAATGGTATGGCAGGAACGTCCAAATAACCTTATATGGTTTATGATGGCAGATGGTAGACTCTTAACTCTTAGTTATGATAGAGGTGCAGAATTCAAAGCATGGTCTGAACATGTATTAGGAGGTTCTTTATATAGAAAAATTATTTTAACTTCTAAATCTACAACTCCAGCAAAAGCAGTCGTTACTGATAGTTCTGGTGATCAAATTGCAGATTCAGGGAACAAGATATTATTTACTAATGGTGAGGCTGGTAGCCCAACTGCTCACGCATTAAATAATACAGATATAGTTCAATTAACTACAACCGGGACTTTACCTACAGGACTTAGTTTAAGTACAAATTATTATGTAGTAAATAAAACAGCTAACACATTTAAACTTGCATTAACATCTGGTGGTGCAGATATATTATGGACAGATAATGGTTCTGGAACACATAGCTGGCATAAACCTACTATTTATACTGTTGATGGTGATAATTCCAGTTTATATACAGTAGATGAAAATGTAGTATTATCTGGTTATTCAATTAGTGATTGGAACTCAACTCAAAGAGTTATGGCAGTAACTGTCAATTCAAGTACCGATACTGAAATTACTACAGATTTTGACTCATCTGGACTTGCAAATACTACAGAAGCAGTATCAGGTAGAAATCCACGCATATCTGATGAAAACTCTGCAAATGCACAAGTAGTTGATATGGAAATGATACCAACTGCAAGCCATGACCAGATATGGTTTAAAGTTAAAAGAACTATTGATGGCGTAGATAAATATTATATTGAAACATTAGATAGATTTCCAACTGAAGGAGCATTAACTAGGAATCAATATTCATTTTCTGATAGTTCTGTAAAAGGATCAGTAGGTACAGATAAAATAATTAATACGTTGGCACATCTTAAAAATGAAGAAGTTCAGGTTTATTATGAAGGTATGCAACATGTTAATAAAACTGTAACTGCTACAGGTAGTGGTACTGAGACTATTACTTTAGATCATACACAAGGTAATGAACATGTTACTGGATTGCCTTATGATGCAGAATTAGAAACACTAGAACCATCTGCACCAGATAATCAGTTTTCATATACTAAAAGATTAGTTAAAATTGCAGTATTAGTTGAAGAATCATTAGGAATTCAATTAGAATATAATGATCTATCAGAAGAATTACTATTTAGAACAACAGTAGATGCAATGGGTCGGCAAATACCTTTATTTTCTGGTTTAAGGAAACTTTCATTATCAGGTATAGGTTGGGATACCCATAACCTAAAAGTTGTCTCTAATGGGCCTTTTCCGATGCAATTGAACGCAATTATTATTGAGGCTGAAACAGGGGGTTCATAATGGCATTTGCAACATTAGCACTAGCCGCAGGAGGTGCTAAAGTATTAACAGGATTAGCTGGTGCTAGAAATAGAGCGCAAGGAATGCTCGATTCTGGCACAGATACCCTTTTAACTGCTAGATCAAATATTAATCAAAGAAAACTAGAAGCACAACAGGTACAGTTTCAAATATTAGAAAGTGGTCATCAAGCCGCAAGTATAGTTCAGAGAGAATCGAGAAAAGCAGAAGGATCGGCTAGAGCTACAGCAGGAGGTAGTGGAGCAGTATTAGATAATGGTACACCACAAGCAGTATTAACAAACATTCTTCAAGAAGGATTAAATGCCCAAAGAGATGTAATATTAAATGCTCGACAGCGAATGAAATCTGTACGTCGTGATACTGATAATCAGAATAAATCTGAATGGAAAGAAGCTAAAGATTATATGGGTAGAATGAGAGGAGATGCCAAAAAGACTATTGCTAATTCAAGAATGCAAGCAGTAGCAGATATTGCAGAAACAGCATTAAATGTTTACTCAGCAGGAACAGCAGGAGGAACTAAAGCATTCTCATGGGGATTAAAAGGTGCAAAAACTGCACAAACTGTTGGCAGTACAGCTTCTAATGTAGCCGCAGGGATGTCATCATTAAAAAGCGCACATTCAATATCTCAAAATACTAAAGGTGGTGGTGGGAATACAAGAGCAGGATTTACACGACAAGGACCAAAATTCCAAGCGACAGCACAAAATAGAGGGGACAGAACAGCATTAAGAACTGGTGGTAGACATCTTCCTCCTCCATTACCGGGACAAGATCATTCTTATCTTCGTGGTACATGGAGACATGGAATAGGAAGATCAAAATATGGATGGAAACCAACGACTGCAAGAAGAAGCGGCGGGCGCGCGACGGGAATCTTTTAAACCATACTAATAATATATTTTATGGCTGAATTAACTAAACCACAATACCATCAAACTAAGACTTATCCTACTAAACGTGATATTTTTAGTGTCCGTCCCGGGGCAACTCGTCCTCTTGCGCCATCACAAGTTCCTAATACATTTGAAACTGTATCAAATGTTATGGATTCTCTTATTGGGAGTCTTAACCAGTATCAAGAAATATATGTAAACTCAGAAAAAACTGCGAATGTTCTTCAAGCAAAAAGTCTTTTATTAGAAAAAGCAAAAGATACACAACGTATTAGGGAATTACTTGCAACTGAACTTCCTAATACTGGTTATCAGCATCTTAAACTAAAAGATGTATTAGATAAATATAGAACAAAAGATGCAGATGGTAAATCTGGTTTAAATATTGGAAATGAACTTCAACATAATATTACTGGAATGGAAATGCCAGATAATTTATCTGAAGAAGTTCGTTCTATGGTTGAAGATCAATGGATAAGTCATGAAACTTCTATTGTTAGTGATTTAATTGGTCAAGTTACTCAATTACAAGGTAAACAGACTCTTGCTGTATATAATCAACATGAAGCTAAATATAAACGAGATTTAATGAATGTTTATCGAAATGCAGATAATAGATATGAAGGTCAGCAATTAGCAAATCAATTAAGACTACAATTTTTTAAAGAAATTGAAGAATTAGGACATCTAGGAACATGGAACGAGCAAACTGTAATAGCTAAAAAATTAAATGTTGGTCAATTGATGTTAGAACAAGAATTTTTAGCTGAATATTTTAAGAAAAGTGATAATCCAATAGAACATCGTGAAACAATATTAAGATTAGCAGTTAATGGACAGTTCTCATATGAAGATGAATCAGGAGAAAAAATTAGTTTAGATCGAGTATATTACGAAAACCTAGTTTTTAAAGATTCAGAAAGAGTTCATAATCAAACAGTAGAAGATAATGAATTCAAAATAGTTGATGCACAGGAAACACAGTTATTAGAGTTATTTAATGAACATAGAGATAAAGTAACACCATATGATGAATTATATCAAATTATTGGTGATGAAAACCAATATGGTCAAATTCCTTTTTCTAGAAGATTAAAAGCATTAATTGATTATCAGATTCGTGAAACAACTAACTATGAAGCAAGACAAAAAACCCAAGAATCAGAAACTAAAACTAGAAATTTAGAAGATTTAAAAGACTTATTACCAAAAGTCGGATTAGAACTTGCTGAAAATTATGATGATAATATTTCAAAATATGCAACAAAAAATGTAGATGGAAAATGGAGAGCAGATGAGAAGAAATTAAAAAAGATAAGTACAAATCCAGAATTTAAGGCAGAATATATTAATAATATAATATTAGCAAAAACAAGATCAGAAGTTAGTACCAGAGAAGCACTTGAGAAAAAATATCAATCACAAATTGATAAAGCAAAACAAAGTGAATTTGTTAGAAAATTAATTAATCAAGCTGATGCAGGATTAGGAGGGCCAGCAGATATATTATTAAATTTTGCAAAAGCAAGGAAACTTAAAAATGGCACAATAGTATGGGAAGTTGACCCTGCAAAACTAGCTAATAATACTGCTGGAGGACGAATGTTACTGGCCGCTGGTATTGGAGGTGATGACCCAAATCGTAGTGCAAAAGATATTATAGCAATACGAAGTGCTGTTATGACTGATGTAATTGGTCATGCTCAAAATAGATATAACAAATATCAGGCAGAAACAATAGGTCAACAAGTTAAAAATGAAGATATGCCGGGATATTTTGATCAAATTGCTAGTGTTTATGAAAAAAATCTGGAATCTTTTTTATTAGATGGATATGGAGGATTCCAAAATACACTCCCAACTTTTACTGATAAAAAATTTACACCAGAACAACTTCTAGAATTAGAAGCATTTAATAGACATATGCAAGCATTAAATACAGTTGCATTCTCTAAAAATAGATATACGTTAAGGCAGTTAGAAAATCATAAGAAAAATTTACTTGCAGGAAATATTAATGGTGTTCCGGTAAATAATAAATTCCAAGTACAACATTTAAGATTTACTAAAGCTATTAATAATCAATTTGATAAACGAATCAAACAACTTAAAGAAAGTCCTCAAGAAACAGGTTTCCTAGAAACTGGTCAAGAAGAATATTTTGCTAAATTTGGAGAATATAACTTAACAGCATATGGTGAATGGCTAGGTGAAAGAGGCATATTTGAAATTAATAAAATGAATGTTGTTCCACGAGATATATTAAATAAAAATAATGATATTACAAATAAAGATATATTTGAAATGCCAAAATTGGCGGCTGAACATGTAAATTCTCTTATACCATTATTAGATAAATATGGAACAACAGGATCAGATTCAAGAAGAATTGCTCTTAATCAAATTAGAAATTCATTTCCTTTTGGCTGGCAAAGAATCCTAGACATGCTAGAACGTGGTGAATTAGTTCCTGCTAGAATGGTACAAAAGAAATGGGTAGACGCTAATAAAAATAAATAATATGACTCCTTTAAATCAAGCCTTACAAAAAGCAAAAGAATTAGAAAATACATTGCATATAAGTACACTATTGTCTCCATTAGCTAGAGAACAGGCTAGAATTGATATAAGAGAACGTATAGAAATAATGTTTGAAGATGGTGAAATTAAAGAAGGTACAGACCCATATGATGTTGTAATCAGAGCCTATGAAGAAGACCCTATTTTCAAACATTACAATGTTGCACCATTAAGAGAAGAAGGTCAAAGATTGAATCTTTTATATCCTAAAATACATTTTGAGGAACTTGATATACCACCTGAATTGGTTGCGCAAGGTGCAAAATGGATAGCAAATAATACTTCTAACCTTATATTTGGTTTAAATAGAGAATTAATGTCACCAAAGGAATATGATTTATTTAAACAACAAACTTTAGAAAAAAGGATGAATACTGGTTTAGTTGATCCAATGAATCCAATGATAGGCCCCGGAATACCAGCCGAAATACCAGAAGATGCAGTACAATCTCAAAGAATGCCGGAAGGAGAAGTGCAAATAATGACTCTAAGAGAATCTGTAGAAGCTAGGATGGAACAGCAGATATTAGATGACTTAATGGCTGGTAATGCTCCATATATGTATAAAGCATTAATACCTAGAAGTGGTGGACAAGAAGGATATTGGATAGGAGTATTTGTTCATAATGAAGATCAGTCTCCTACAAATGCTAAACTTATTGGTGCAATGATGACTAAAGAAGGAGATAAGTTAGTAAAACATGTTGTAACTAATGAACAATTAGTTGGTGTTTCTGCTTCAGATCAAATATTAGAATATTTAACAAGTTGGTTTTTTGATTATAACCATGAAAATGTAAAGAGGCTTTATAAAGAAGGAAGAAGACCTGAAGATAGACAACGTGGTACAGGAAGAGCAGTTGAAACAGAAGGAATGTTTCCATCAGTAAGAAGAGGATTTTCAACTATGTTTGAAAACATCGGAGACTTAGAATTTAATCATGCAATAAGTCCTTTACATGAAATGATGGATAAAAAAGCTAGAGAAGTTTTTGGTGAATCATATGATCCTGATATACATCATTTAAACGAAGAAGTAGCACAAGATGTTTTAACTGAATTTATGGATGAATTTAAAAGACCATTCAGTTTTTTACAACAATTACCGGGATCAAGTATTACTGTTCCAGTTGCTAGATGGATTAATAATTTATGGGAATTAGATATTAATCTTAGAGAGATTTGGAATAGAGGACCACAACCGAAGTATGAACAAGCTAATCCAATACCATCATATCCATAATGTATTTACCAGAATACCCTTTTGAATGGCAAGATGGCATGTATCAAAAGATATACATGAATAAGGCTATAGAGGATTATGTACCTTCTACATGGGGTGTATTAAAACAATCTGCTAATTATGCATTTCATGATAATTCATTTATGCACGCTGGTAGTTATTTAAGTACATTAACATCAAATGATGAACCATTATCAGAAGATGAATGGAAAGAAAAAGGATATTCAGAATTAGGTGTTAAATACACAGAAGGTATTACTGAAACACAAGCACAAATCTTACATCAAATGAATGAAAGAGATAAGTTTTATGCTCGTTATATGAAAAATACAAGTATGTTAAGTTTTGGTGGAATAGCTGGTATGATTGCAGGAAGTATTCCTGATCCAATTAACTATATTCCATTTGTAGGATGGGCTGGTAGAATATCTAAAGTTGCACGAATAGCAAATAAGATGCCCATGTTAGCAATGTCAGCAAATGCAATGGCAGGACAAACAGCGTTTGAAATTACAAAACAGACACATTTAAAAAGTTTAGGAAGAGATGTTAATTGGTTAGGTGCAATGGCAGATGTAGGAATTGCCGGAGTATTAGGATTTGGATTTGGTGGATTAGGAAAATTAAGTAAATTAAGAAATAAAATTGCTAAAATAGATCAAAACACACATCAACAAAACTTAGCAGTAGCCTTAACTACTAATGGTGAAGGTACTCCTACAAGTAATATGTTAGTAAATGATCTTGATCCTGTAACAACAACTCCTCCAGCTATGGCATTAGCAATTAATGATATAGAATTTAGACAAAAACAAATTCAATTACATCAATCTAGCTTAGATAGGCAATCTGCTGAATTTAAACAAGAATCAATAGATTTACAAAAACGAGAAGAAGGAATTATAAATTATAATAACTGTAAAGGTATATTATGAGCGTTGATGCATGTCGTAAATACCTGACTGAAGCAGGATTTGTAGATGATGAAGTAGAACAAATTATTAATGATTTACCAACTGCAGAGTCATTAACTGATTTTGTAAAAGAAATTTCATCCAAATCTGAAGCAAATCAAAAACTTGCTATATCAAGAGAGATTTCTAAAAGACGTAGCCAGCAATCATTAGCCGCTTTACGAGAAGGAATAGAGAATTCAGATAAACCATTTAAAGTATTATGGAACTTCTTGGTTGGTAAAAATGGACTATGGATTAATGCACAAGCACGATCAGAAGCTAGAAATGCTCGTATATTAACATCTATGAATCTAACTAATCGACAAATGGTAAAACTTTTGGATGATCCACGATTTGTCGAAGATTTAGTAGAAGAATTATATCCTTTTACTGGTGTATCTAAATCAGGTAATGATAAAGCATTTAAGCTGGCAAAACTACTAAATGATGAGAAAAAGCTCCAAGTTGCTGAAGCAAACGCATACGGTGCTGGTATATTCTGGAGAGATGATCATGTAACTACAACATGGCATGATCCTGTAAGAGTATTAGATACTCCAAAAGAACAATGGATAGATCAGATAAAAGGTTTAATTGATCATCGCAAAACATTAGATAATGTTAAATCTGGTATAACTATAGATGAATTGCTTGATGATATTTATGATAGTATTACTCACAGATTAAAAGAGAAAAGAAAACCAAATACAGCACAAAGAGCCTCAGAAATATTAGGAGATAGATTTGATAGGGTTACACCATTAAAACAATTGATGGAAGTACAAAGAATACTCGTATTTAACGATAAATCTTCCATCATGAAATACAATGATGCATTCGGGTACTATAACATAGGTAAGTCTATTTTTGCCAATATGGACACAATGGACAATCATTTGGCATTAGGTGAAACGCTTGGATATGGATGGACAGAGAAATTTGATACAATTATAGATGGCAAAAAAGTTCAAACAACTAAAAATGTACTTCCAGAAAAGGAATTAAATAGATTAATTGAACATGAACGTGTAACAGGAAAAATATCAAAAATAGATGAATGGAGACTTAAAGCGGCACTTTATCAGGTTTCAGGTGAATCATATATAGTTGGTAATGCATCTCTAGCAAAGTTTGTTGTTGGATGGCAAGCATGGCAAACAGTTACAAAACTAGGTAAACAAATGATCAGTTCCTTTGGGGATTTGTGGTCAACAGCAATAAACCTACATTATCAGGGAGTTTCACCTGATACTGCATATTTGGGGATGGTTAATCATTTATATAGACGAGTATTCCAAAAAGTAGGTGATAAGGAACGCTCAGTTCTTAGAATGTTAGGAATTGGCTTTGAAGGTGTATTTGGTGCATCTGCTAGATCAGTAATGTCAACGCCTATTGCTGGTAGATTATCAAGATTACAGGATCATTTTTTAACATGGAATGGCTCTCATGGATGGACAAACTGGATGAGAGAAGGATTTGCAATGATGTCCTCAAACCATTTTGCCAATCAGATACTATCCAAGAACTTCGATAATCTTGATCCTAGATTCGCTAAATTAATGAAAGAGTATGGAATTACTGATAAAGATTGGAGAAAATTAAAAGAAATTGGTACATTTAACGAAAAAGACTTTAGAATAGATGGTAATGCCAGTAATAATTACATATCTGGAGATTGGATTAGGCAACAAAAAGGCCCAGAAACAATTGCTAGAAAGCTAGATAGATTCTTTATTAACGAATCAAAGTTTGGTGTACCAGAAGCTACAGGCAAGGAACGTGCATTAATGTACGGTAATTTTAATAGAGGTACACTTCCAGATGCGGCAACTCATTTGTTTTGGGAATTCAGAACCCATACAATGAGTATTGTAATGAACACTTATCCAAGAACAATGGAACTCGGATTACCGGGAGTTGTTCATTTATTGCCAGCAGTAGGTTTGGGATATGCTTCAATTGCCGCTAAAAACATGCTTAAAGGCAAAGAACCGCCAGCATATGATGATCCAGCCGTATTAACTGATGCATTAGTACAGAGTGGCTTTGCTGGTATGTTTGGAGATTTCCTTGCAGGAGAGTATGGTAGATATTATCATAAATGGGATGAAGCAACATTAGGAGCAGGATATGCAACATTTAAAGATTTTGGGGAATTATTCGTAGGGTTGACAACAGGAAACAAAGATTCAGAAGATGTGTGGAAAAACTTGCGTTACAATATTCCATACGCTAATTTGTTTTATACAGAGGCGGCATTAAATTATGGTTTACATTATGGAGTAATGGAAACATTTAGCCCCGGATACCTGAATACCCTTGAATCTAGGGCTAGAAAACGTGATGAAGCATTCATGTTAGAACCATCAAATATTTGGGGATACGGAGGTTTTAGATGATCACAACCGATATAGACAGATACGAATATACACAACCGGGTACTGAAAACTATAAAGTCTTTCGGTCTGATGGAACTGATATACCAGTTAAAAAAGACACACATATCAATGTATATGTAACTACAACTGGTGATTTTACAGCAGATTTCGCTAACAATGAATTAGATGATAATGGACATGGTCATGCAAATGGTGATGAGCTAACCTTTACAAATTCAGGTGGAGCATTACCAACAGGACTTTTCACTAATACTCTTTACTATGTAGTAAATACTGATACAAATGATTTTCAAGTTTCTCGTACCTCTGGTGGTACTCCTGTTACTTTTACTGATGCCGGAACTGGTACGCATACATGGTCAAAAGTAACTCCAAAAGTTCTTAATACGGATTATACAGTATCTTTATCTGGTACTACTGCAACAATTACTTGGGAATCAGGTAAACGTCCTGCCGATGGTGATAAAGTATTATTCCTTAGAAATGTTCCTTTCCAACAAAATACTGATCTAAAAAATAATTCCCTTTTTGAAGCTGAATCAGTAGAAACTCAGTTAGACTTAATTGTTAATATGACTCAGCAATTAAAGAATACAACTGAGAGAAACCTGAGATTTTCTGATTTATTAGTTGCAACTGATGCTGAAAAAGAATCTGCTACCTTAACTGCCACTAAAGATGGTAGAAAAAACAAGTCACTTAAATTTGATAGTATTGGTAATTTAGGCGTTTCAAGCATTGATGTAGATAAAGCAGAAGACTATGTATTAGAATCTAAATCATATGCAACAGAAACAGGAGCAGTAGTAAATACTTATGATGGAGGACAAGCATCTACAACAAGTGACTATTCCTCTAAAGAATGGGCAACAGGCACAACTGCAACTTCTGCAAAAGATTATGCAACTAAAGTAGATGGTGCAGTAACAGGGACAGATTATAGTGCAAAAGCATGGTCAGTAGGTGGTACTGGAGTTACTGATACAGCAAGTAGAGGTGCGGCAAAAGAATGGGCTATTGAAACTTCTGGAAATGTTGATGGTACATCTTATTCAGCAAAAGAGTATGCACAAGGTACTCAAGCAAGTACAGGAGGTAGTGCAAAAAGTTGGGCGCAAGATACTGATCAAGTAAATGGTGCAGGAACCAATGATCGTTCTGCTAAAGCATGGTCACAAGGTGCATCAATGACAGGAGCTACTTTAGGAGGTTCTGCAAAGGATTGGGCGCAATTAGCAGAAGATTCTCAAGTCAATGGATCTGAATATTCTGCTAAACACTATTCTGCAAAATCTTCTGCTTCAGCAACCGCAGCAGCAGCTTCAGAAGTAGCCGCCAGAAACTCTGCAAACTCAGTTACAAATATCCTTGACAACTTTGGTGATAAGTATCTTGGAACAATGTCAAGTTCTGATACTGCATCTACAGCTACAATTACTGGTGCAAAGTGGGTAAAAGGTGGATCACAGATTACAAACGTAACTCAAGCATCAGGAACTATAGAAGAAGGACAAGTATTAACTGTTACAGATGGTTCAGCTACAGGATGGCCTACTACAACAACAGTAAGAATAATTGATTACAACTCAGGAACAAGTACTATCACCATAAATCAAGTATTCACAGATGCACAGACTTCTGGAGAAGGTCTTACTGGAACAGGATATGGAGTATACGGAGCATACGATGCTTCTAAAGAAGGGCCATCAAAAGATAATGACAATGGAAACTTAGTTGATGGAGCACTCTACTTTGACACTACTAATAGTGTTAATAGTATGCGTGTGTATGACTTAGGAAATACCAAATGGGTTAAAGCTACTTCTTCAGGTACAGTTTCAATTAATGAATTTAAGTTTACTGCAACCGCAGGACAAACCACATTTACAGGAAGTGCAGATAGTGGAGGAACACTAGCATATTCTACTTCCAATCTCATTGTGACTCTTAACGGAGTGGTAATGGAGAATGGTGCAGATTATACAGCCAATAATGGTACAAGTATTGTCCTGAGTTCTGGTGCAGCAGTAAACGATGAATTGAATGTGATAGCCTTTAAGAGCTTTGAAACCTCTGATATGGTTTCTGCAAGTAGTGGAGGAACATTTAACGCAAACGTAAGTTTTGGTGATAACAATATTACCAATGTAGGGGATATATCTCTTGATACCATTTCTTCTGATGCAGGAACAAGCATTGGAGTAACTCTTGGAACAGATGCAGGAGATGACTTTAATGTAGGTTCAGGAAAATTATTAGTAGAAGGTGATACTGGTTTAGTAAGTATTGGAACTGGTGGAGACTTTGAAACATCAACAACAGGAAAGATAAAACAGAAAGGAGCGTTTATGCAACATTCAACACACCAATCTTGGGTATTAGGAGGTTAATATGGCTATAGCTAGAGGAGCAGGGACAGAGATAATTAGGTGTCAACATTTTGAGGATTTAGCCGGGGGAAGCGATAGGGATATTATTATTGGTGAACAACATCATATTTATACAGTTTTATCAATAATTGTTTATTGTAACACACAAAATGCATCATCAGATTATGTTGATATGGGTATAAGGGGGTATGACTCTTATGCTGGTACAACAGCACAATTTAATAGAATTTTTAGACAGGTTATTTCTGAAACAGCAACTTTTGTATGGAACGATAAATTCAGTTTTAATGGATGTGAACCAGCAGATTTTTCAGGAGCAATGAATAGTGTGGATGATCAAAATGCAATAGCAGATCAAGATCCTAGCAATGGTAGTCCTGTATCACAGAAATTACAACTTACACCTAATAGTGCATCTTCAAATTATGATGTTACTGTAACCTTCATTGACCAAAACAACGCATAGGAGTTAATTATGAGTGGAGTAATTAATAGAGCAAGGAGTAAGTCAGGGGATGTTGGGGCTAGGGCTGGTTTAGAATTTATAGAGAAAAAAATATGGGTAACTGCCGATAGTGACACTATGACTGTACCTAATTGTTTTTCCGATGAGTTTGATAGTTATTTTGTTCAAATTAGAATCACACCTTCTACAAGTACCCATGATGTAAAAATGAGGTGGATTAATGATGGGAGTGCTGATGGAACAAGCAACTACCAACATACATTTGTAGGAATTGATTGGGATGGTACTAGTTATACTTTTGCTGGGTTAAATTCGGCTCAAAATTATCTTACTCCTAATTGTCATAACTCAACAGCTTGGGGATGCGAAGCATCACTTTGGGTATATGGAGCAAGGGATACTTCAAGGAATATATATGCACAAGGCAATGTGAGCTTTCTTCATGGTACTGATCATTTAGTAGGAGGTCAATGGTCTGGTGCATGGTCAGGGACGGCTCCCGGCTGGGAAGGAATAACTGCATATTGTTCCAGTACTCTAAGGGATGGAAGTCACATAACAGTATATGGAGTTAGAACATGACTTTGAAAATTAGAAGAGGTAACGGAGAGCCTGTCGAGTTTAAAGAAGGTCTTAGTGATTTAGATAAAAGAATTCAAGAAATGAGGGTTGATAGGAATATGTTACTCGCAGAAACAGATTGGTGGGGTAATTCAGGAATTGAAATGTCTGATAAACAAAAAGAGTATAGAAAAAAACTAAGAGATTTACCAAGTGATTCAACACCAAAACTTGATAAAGATGGAAATTTAACAGGTGTAACATGGCCTATAAAACCAGAATAAGGAATAAATTATGACAAGAGCAAGAACAATCGCAGATTACGCTAAACAAACAACTGATTTAGCTACTCAAACGGAACTAAATGCTGCCGAAACTGCATTGGGATTCCAGAGTGTTCCACACATAGTTCCTGGTGTTCTGTACCCTGCGGTTGCTGGCAAAGACTTGAATGGTACTGCACTTGGTGGCTCTTACACCTATGGTACTGCACATACTGACGGAAGAAGCTACTACTACACAGACATAAAGGGAAGCAAGCCTATTAAAGACCCAAGAATTGGTGCTCATTTTGGTAGCCAGAGGCATCGTTGTAGTAGTTTACAA